CGCGCAGCAGGCCGATCTCCTCGATCAACGAGCGCGCGGCGCGGTGCCCGATACCGGCGCTGCGGTCACTCATGGTTTAGTTCCTCTTCTGGACAGGGTTCGTAGGCGTCGCGGTGCGGGATGATGGGCGCGAGCCCATTCTTGACCCGCGCCGGGTTCACGCGATGGACGCAATCGAGGCAGACCGGCTCGCGCTGGCCATTGATCCGCAATGACGGCACCCGCATCGGATTGTAGGCGAAGATGCGCCCGCATCCGACGCAGGGGCTTTGCCCCATGACGTAGCCGGTCATTGCCGCAGTCCGGTGCGGTAGGTGGACAGGCCGGCGAGGCGGGCGTGCAGCTTGCGCATGGCGGTGGCTCTGCGGTCATGCGGGCCTGCGCCACGGGGGTTGAACCGCGCCATGCTGTCGTGGCGTGCGGCGCGGGCCTGCAGCGCCTCGACCAGCAGGGCGATCTCCTCCTCGTTGAGGGCGACGGTGAGCGGCATCAGTAATCCTCCTCGATTTGCTCGTCGGTGTCGTACTGGGTGAAGATGTCGTCGCGGAACTTGGCGAGCTGGGCGGCGACGCATTTGTCACATGTGAAACACATGAAGATGCCGTAGCCGTCGTGCTCGGCCCAGCATGGTTCGCCCGATCCACATGGGCAGGTGTGTGGGGTTGCCATCAGTGCAGCTCCTCGGGATCGCGCGGCTGCAGCAGGACGCCAGAGCCATCGCTCTGGACATCGATCAGCCGCCAGCCGTCCCTGATCAGCTGGCGGATTTCGTCCGCATGGGTGTCGGGATGAAGTATCTTGATCACGACCTTGTCGCCGGGTCTGAGTGCCATCACTCACCTCCGCTGGTGCCGTTGGCGTTGATCCATGCGGTCAGATCGGCGATGGCCTGCCGGTATTGACCGCGCTTGTAGGTTTTGCCGGTGATCTGGCCGGCGGTGCGCAGCATGGCTGTAGGGGTCCATGCGCGATTGGGCTTCATGCCGGTGTCGGCATAGAGCTTCAGCCCATGCTTGAGCGCGATGGCGCGGTAGGTGGTGACGCCGGCCTCGCCTGTGAACATGATGGTCATGGTCACTCACCTCCCGGCTTGTATGCGACGATCGTCACCTTCCATTGCCTGTTGGCACACAGTGATTGCACCTCGTTTTTGTGCAGCAGCTGTCCTGGCGTGTATTCGACGGTGTCGGTGAGGCGCTCGATGCGATAATGATTGCATTCGCCCACGACATTGTTGGTCCAGCCGCTGGTGAGCGTGATGGTCTTGATTTTGCTGCTCATCATCACTCACCTCGCTTGAATGCGTCGTGCTTGCTGCGACCTTCGACATACCCCTGCAGGAATGCGATCTGCAGATGGGTATCGTTGCCGTAGGCCATGGCGGCGTAGCGGGCGATGGTGACCAGCATCTGGTCGGGTTCTTGCTTGAAGTAGTCGCGGCCGTTGTCGCGGGCCACTTCGACCGCTGCGAGCTTGGCCTGCAGCTCGGCCTGGGCTTTTTTGCTGGTCATCGTGCGATCCCCGGCAGCAGGCCGGCCTCGATGATGCCGGCGATGAGATCGCTGGCGAGGCGCTGATCCACCCACAGGGTGTCGCCCAGCCATTGCCATTCGCTGGTTTCGACATTGCGCCGGAACCAGTCCTGGGCGGCCTCGGTGAGCGGCGCAAAGCCGATCACGCTGCCGCTGTCGTAGAGTGCAACGTCAGTCATGGTTTAGCCTTTCGGTGTCGGCGGGATTGCCGGCACCTCTCATATCAGGAAACCTGAACGAGGCACAAGATGCCAGTAGCCAAGGGACCGAAGGGCGTCGAGCAGGAGATGCGCAAGTTCAAGCAGGGCAAGCTGCATTCCGGCAGCAAGAAGGGTCCGGTGGTGACCAGCCCGAAGCAGGCGATTGCGATCTCGCTGTCGGAGGCCGGCATGAGCAAGCGCAAGCGTGCGCGCGGGCGCTGATCCATGCAGACGCCTGTGAACAGGCTGTCGGTGTGATGATGAGCGCGCCCTGCGACGGCTGCGGCGCGCAGCGGGCCTATGGCCGGCCGCTGCATGAGGAGCGGGTGATCGAGTGGCCGGGGCCGCGCCAGCGTATTATCTTCCTGTGCGAGGTCTGCAGCGAGGAGCGCAACATTGCGCTGTGGCCCGAGGACTGGGAGCCGTATCAGCCGACGATGCATCCGCCGCACCGCAAGTCGATGCAATAGGCACGAATGCTTCACATGAAACACGAAGACGCGCGTGAACGCGCTGGTGTGAAACCATGCGCCGTGCGAACCTGTCGCCAGCGCGCGGCCGGCGCTGATATGTTCTGCGCGCGCTGCCGCCGGATTATCGATTACATGGTCCGCACTTCACTTGATCAGCTAACGCGAAACAGCCAGGCCCATGACACGAAATAGCACCGCCAGGGCGCTCACTGATGCCGGTGAAAATACAGCGGCCGATCATCGGCACCCAGGCTCGGAAAATCTGCTGCCGGCTTGGCAGAAGGGCCAGTCGGGTAATCCCGCCGGCCGTCCGCGCGGCGCGCGCAGCAAGCTCACCGAGCTTGCGCTGGTGAAGCTGCTGCAGGATTTCGAAACCCACGGCGAAGATGTCATCCGACAGGTCCGCGAGAAGCTGCCGCAGAATTATCTCGCCGCCGTCGTCTCGCTGATGCCAAAACAGCAGGAGAAAATCGAGAGCCCGTTCTCCGATCTCACCGACGACGAACTCGAGCAGCTCGAGCACTGGCTCGCCGCATCACGCGCCAAACAGGTCGAGGCGCTCCCCGACGACACGACCGATCCACTCAAAGGACGCGACGCATGAACCGCGACCAAGCCGAAACCGCCATCGCAACCGCGCTCAATAATCTCGGCGCGCTCACCAACACACTCTCGCCAGAGGCGCACGCACAGCGCATCGCAGCCGCCCTCGATGCGGTCGGCCTGCTCATGCTCGCCACCGATCCGCTCGCCCCGCGCCTGCATCCGCCAGGACAGGAGCCGGAAGACATCTCGCGCGATCCAGCAACAACAGCCTGGGCCGCGCAGCGCGACCGCAGCTGATGCCGCGCAGATACCGGACCTTCCGCGTCCGCAACTCGCTCGATCAGCGCCTCATCCAGGCCGCACGCCGCAACCACCGAACCGTCTCCGAAGAGATCGAAGCCCGCCTCGAACGCGCCTTCCTGCTGCAGCCCTGCACGCCCGCGCGCAGCACCGAGCAAGACCAACCAAAGAACGAAGAGGCACCGATCGGAATGAACCTCGATCGGGCGGCATTTCCGAGCGGATAGCCGCTGGGAGACGCCGGCTAATCTCTGCGGCGAACGGATGGTTCGCCTTCTGCCCTCGGCCAGTGGCCTACCTGCCCTCGACGGTAAGCACGTACCCTCCGCGGTGCTTGCCGATGTCTGAGATCGCATCAGTCCGTTGATATTGCTGGTCTTTCCGCCTCGCTTGTGCCGCGCTTGTGCCGTTGCCTCGTTCCGCCCTCGCCTCTGCCCTGGCTGGTCCCAGGCCCAGCGGTACCCACCCACCATCGTGCAGTGCAATATGGTACCCCGGTGGGTAGCGGGGTCGAAGGCGATCGGGAGGAGCCAGCATGGCCCATGCAGTACCCACGGGGCATGTGCCGCCCCTCTGTTGTGGGTGCTGTGTGGGCGGGGGCCCCATGCGGGCTGGTTTTTTTGGGCCGGGCGCTTTCGGGGATGTTTCGTGTTGTCCGGTCAAGGGGCAAACCGGACGGTGGTAATTGCAGTGAGGCCCCATCGCACCGTGGGGGCGACGGGGCCATTGGGTACGGGGAGTGCGCGTTCCACTGCTCTAGCGACAACCGTGTGTTGCGGCGATCTGGGAGAGAAGGAAGAGAGAGTGCGCGCGCGTAGTGGCGCAGTGATTTGCGGAACTTGTCAAGGCACAGTGCAGCATGCGTGCCGGTGTTCCGCTGGTGTTCGCACTGCAACATATCCACAGGGGTTTTGCCATGGGCAGGCCTGGGGCTGCCATCAGCGAGAGCGAGCGCGCGGACCTGATGTCTTGCCGGCAGCAGGACTTGGCGTTTCAGGCGGCGTTGCGCCGCGAGGTGATGGCAGGTCGCGAGCAAGTGACTGCATGTCCCGCACCAGCTGCCAGTACCAGCGCGGCCGGCGGGCAAAGGCCGCCAGCCGCAGCGGCTGCACAGGCCGCCGCGCGCTCGGCCGGCTCGTGATGCAGGTCAGGTGCGTGAGCATCAGCGTAACGGCGTTTCGCAGGCGGTCAGCAGGATCAGCAGCACGACCGTGATCGCCAGCGCCAGCAGGGCGTAGAGCAGCGCCTCGCGGTGGCTAGTCATCGCAAGACCCCAGCCTCGGTCAGATCGGCGCGCAGCTTGGCGATCTCCTGCTTCGCGTCGGCCAGATGCTGCTCGCACTTGAGTACGAGGCGATCCGCCGCCACGATCGCGGCGGCCTGATCGTTGATGGTGGCGCGCAGCCGATCGATCTCGGCCTGCATCAGGTCTTGCGTCTCGACATGCATGCGAGAGCTTTCGTGCATGGCACTCTGCAGCCGCACGATCTCGCGCAGGTCGCAGTCGCGCAGCTCGCGTACCACCGTGACCTGCTCGCGTAGCCGCTCGATCTCGGCCCGCAGGCAAATAGGGCACGAACCATCGGCCGTCACGTCGCTCTCGCGTTCCCATATCTCGTGCGGGCATTCGTTCATGGCTGGGGCCCCAGGGCACGGATTTTCGCATACAGCCCATTGAGGTAGTGGGGGTCTTCTAGCTCGGCGATACGCTGCCGCAGCCGTTCGATCTCGGCGTCCTTCGCGGCAATAATCTCTTCCCTGCTGAGGGGCGCGTTGGGTGCAAGGTTGTAATGCCGTTTCAGGATATTTAGGTCAGCAGTCAGCCGCTCGATCTCGTCGGCGGCCTCCCAACAATGCGGGTAGCTGTCCTTGTTCCAAGCGCGCAGCCGCTCCACGATGTCGCTCATGGTGTGGTGTCCTTGAGGGCGGCGCTAGCCCTCGGTGGCCCGAACCGGCGACCAATGCAATTCCCTATCCAGTAGAGCAGGCTTGGTAGTAAGCCGTCCGGTGGCACATAGCCGCCACAAGCGCCCTCAAAACGCCCATACCAGAACCAAGATGCGTGTCTGTCGGTCATGGCTTGGTGTCCAAGGCGGCGCGGGCTATCCTTATGAGATCGGCTGCGCTGTCGTATTTTGTGCCACCGCTCGCGATCAGAACCACCGCCGCCCGCAGCCGATCGACCTCGCGGTTCAGCTTCGAAAGTTCGCCATCGCGCGGGTCAAAGGCGTAATCGTTCGCCGTTTGCAGCCGCATGTTTTCGTGCTGCAGCCGCTCGATCTCGGCCTCCTGTGCCCGCAGCGTGACGCCAGCGGCGTTGTTGATGTCCACCCAGCTATCAACAACCCCATTCAGCCGCTCGATCTCGGCACGCAACTGTTCGCACTCGCGCTCTGACCCCTGCCACATGCCCTTGAAGATGCCAGCTGTGTCGCGGTCTACACTCGTGTCTGCAAGTGCCCGCATGTGTCCCTGCAGCCGCTCGACCTCGGCGCGCAGTGTTTCGTTTTCCCGTGCTAGGTCATGCGTCTGTGTATCGTCGCCAAACTGCATCATGGCTTCGTCTCCAGGGCGCGGCGGGCAATGGTGTGGGCTCGCATTGCCTTGCCTGCCTCCGAGATCACACGGTCCTGTAGCGCGATGATTTCTTGCAGCGCCGTCTTCAGTCGCTCGATCTCGGCGTGCTTGGTGTCGATGTCGGCGTTCAGGGCGTCGATCATGCTTTTGGAGTGAGTTTGCAGCCGCTCGATCTCGGCATCGCGCTCGCGCAATCTGCGGGCAAACCGTTGCCGTTCTTCGTCGGTCATATAAGCCTCCGCTGTGAAATCCCAGCCTACAGGAAACCTGAATGGCACGTAAAGTCCCCAGGAAGGCGGTCGTCGCCAAGCCGGCGCTCACCGCCGAGCAGGAAATGGCGCTGCGCCAGGAAGTCGCCGCCAAGGATGTGATGATCCGCCGCCTCGCACGCGAAAAGGAACGGCGCGGCGCACTCAACAAGCTCAATGCTTACGTGCCATACGCGAAACAACGCGAGTTCCACGAGGCCGGCGCACTCTATCGCGAGCGCGCCATGATGGCCGGCAACCAATTGGGCAAAACCACTGCAGGAGCCGCCGAGGCCTGCATGCATCTCACCGGCCGATACCCACCCTGGTGGAAAGGCCGCGTGTTCGACCGGCCAATCCGCGCCGTCGCCGGCTCCGAAAGCGCGGAATTGACCCGCGACGGCGTGCAACGCCTCATCGTCGGTAACCCGCGCGACGAAAGCGCATGGGGCACCGGCTTGTTGCCGCGCGATACGCTCAAGAACTGGACCCGGCGCAACGGCGTCAGCGACGCCCTCGACGGCATACTGGTCGAATGGGGCGGCGGCGGCGACGTTCAGGTCGAACATAGCTCGCTCAACTTCAAATCCTACGACCAAGGACGCGGAAAATGGCAGGCCGACACGGTCAACTGGGTCTGGTTCGATGAAGAACCGCCGCTCGACATCTATTCCGAAGGCTTGACCCGCGTGTCGTCGACCGGCGGCATGGTGTTTTCGACTTTCACACCGCTGCTCGGAATGTCGGAGGTCTGCCGGCGGTTTTTATTGGAGCCGTCGCCCGATCGCGCCCTCGTCACCATGACAATTGATGACGCGCCGCACTACACCGAGGAGCAGCGCGCCAAAATCATCGCCGGATTTCCCGCCCACGAACGCGATGCCCGCGCCAAAGGCATTCCGACGCTCGGCAGCGGCCGAATTTTCCCGATTGCCGACGAGGACATCGCAATTCCGGCGAGAATTTTTCCCAAACAGTTCGCGCGCATTCGCGGATTGGATTTCGGCTGGGATCACCCGTTCGCTTGCGTCGAATTGGTGCATGATCGCGACGAAGACGTGATCTACGTCGTCAAATGTCACAAGCAACGACAGGCAACGCCGGTTTTGCACGCCGCCGCCATCCGGGGATGGGGCAACGAGTGGGTGCCGATCGCGTGGCCGCACGATGGTCTGCAGGCCGACAAGGGATCAGGCGACGAACTCGCCACGCAATACCGAAATCAGCATCTCAACATGCTGCCCGAGCGCGCAACCTTCGTGGACGGCGGTTCCGGCGTCGAAGCCGGCCTGATGGAGATGCTCGGCCGCATGCAGACCGGAAAATTGAAGGTGTTTGCGCATCTCAACGAGTGGTTCGAGGAGTTCAGGCTGTACCATCGCAAGGATGGCAAGGTCGTGAAGGAATTTGACGACCTGATGGCCGCCACACGCTACGCCCTGATGATGCTGCGCTACGCCGACACCGAGCCGGTGAAGCGCGTGCGCCTGCCACCCGGCGGCTCCTGGCAGGCGGCATAGGAGGATCACATGATCGGCACGCTGATCTCGATCATCATCACCCTCATTGTCGTCGGTGTCATCTGGTGGGCAATCCAGCAGCTGCTGCCGCTGCTGCCGCTGCCCGAGCCGTTCCGCAAGATCATCTACGTGCTGCTGGTCGTCGTGCTGGTGTTCATCGTGCTGTGGGTGATCCTGACATTACTGGGAGCGGTCGGTGGCATACACGTCCCACTCTGGCGATAGCACAGCGGAAGCAATGATGGACCGTCAAACCAAGGTCGCGTTCGCGGCGCTCGCCGCGCTGATCGCGTTCGTCGTGACGCTGTGGCTCTACGGCACGTTCAGCGGCTGGTATGATTGATGCCGCAAAAACAGAACACGCTCGCAACGCTCGGCGACACGCCGGTTGATCCTTACCAGAGCTTCGCGCCGCCGGACCCGTATGGCTTCGCGCCGCCGCAGCTGCCGCAAATGACCTTCGATCTGCAGACGCAACACCCGCTGCACAACATCCCGTATGCGCAGGGCGGCGTCACGCTGCCGTTCCTCAGCAACGATCTGCAGCTGCAGTACGGACAGCAGCGCAATGTCAGCCCCTACGAGCCAACCATGCATGATTTCCGCGCCACGTTCCGCAGGCAATTCTGATGGACCCGCGCTATCACGCGACGCTCGCGTCGCTCGGGCAGCGATATCAGGACATGCCGCCGGCAACGTTCGATCAACGCTTCGGCCCATACGACACGCCGCGTCCCGATGTGCCACCCGAGGCCAAGGAGCAGCTGCGCCGCCTGTTCGAAGAGCAGATGCTGCGCGATACGCCGGAAGGGATCATCCCAGGCCAGCGGACATGGCCATACGGTTTTATTCAAACGCAAGCGCCCAGGCCGACATTGCAGCAGCTTGCAGGAGATGTGGTGCAAGGACCATGGGGAAACACACCGAGGCAAGAACCTGCGTCATCTGCTCCGCTCAATTACATGGACATTCTCAGGAGACAGCGGACGGGTGGCCCACCAATCACGCCGATCATGCCGAGCAGCGGAACGATCATTCCGCTGATCAACCCAAAGGGCTGACGGCTGGTCCCGCTGCGGAACCGATCTGCGAGGAGTGTTATCGGGAAATGATGGTGGACCTCTGATGCCGACGCTGAAGCAGCTGGGCTTCGACAACAACGCAAATCTTCTCGGCACCGCCGCCGGCACGTTCCCGCCGCCTCCGATGTTCAAGGTGCTCGGCAACCTGGGCGATCCCGAACCCACCGCACCCTATATCGGCGCATTCGGCCCGCGCAGCGTCACCGGGCCAGGACGCGGCTCGCCAGGAGGCCTGCCCATCCAGGCGCGCGATGCGCCCAACCTCGCATTGGTGCGCGAGCGCATGCAGCGTGCCCTGGAAGACTATCCGGGGCTGGCAGCAACACTCGCGCGCAATCGCTCCGCAGAGATCGGCCCGCAGGCCGCGCCCGAAAAGCGCGCATGGTACGACGCCCTGGTGTTCGATCGTGCCGCCGCCAGGGGCGAGCCGCTCGACTACACGCTCACCAACCCGGCATACTTCCCGTCGACCACGACCGGCTATCGTGGCGCGGTCGGCAATTACGCCAGCGATCCGGCGCTGTTCGCGGGCGCTAACCCGGCGAACTATGCGACCGGCAACGCCAGCAACGACCCCAGGACCGGCCGTCCGGTCGGCTTTGCCGGCGGCCCGCAGACCGGCTCGATCGGCACCGGCAGCAACCCGGAGCGCGGCGGCGTCGAGCGCCAGGATCTGCCGTTCGCGCGCGCCATGGGCTACACCGGGCCGGCCGTGACGCCGATCGGCGTCGTCCCCGGCGCACCGCTCGGCATGGACGCCACCGATCTCACCTCCGGTGGCTGGAACACCACTGTGAGCGCCGCCCCCGGCCTGCCAGGAGGCGCTGGATACGTTAATCCCGCCAGGGTGGCTCAAGGTGCCACGACCAACCCGGCAGAGCTTGTGCGGCCTCCTGAAGAGGCCGGCTTCGATTGGACGAAGCTCATCAGCGGCCTGAAATACAATCCGAAGCAAATCGCCTCCTCCAAGCCTTTCACTTTCGATGCCCCGCTGATGCGGATGACACCGATCGGACGCCGCCGTGCCAAATCCCCTTAATACGCTGCTCACGCTCGGCGAGCGCATCGCGCAGCGCCGCATGCTGAAAGCAGCCGGCGGCCAAGCGCCGATCAAGGGCTTGCCGCAAGCGCCGCTACAGGTCGGCGGCGAGCCGTTCATCCCAGGCCCGAGCCGCGCCGTGCGAGAGGCGGCCGAAGACTACATGCGCGGCACCGGGCGCGAATATGTCCCGCTGCAGAACTACGTTCCGGTCGATGTCCCGCGCGCGCAGCAGATCGCCAGGGAGTTCGATGTCATGCGGCACACCCCCGGCGACCCGGCGGTGATGCGCTCCTACGAGGCAATGGCGAAGGAAACCCGCGACCAGTACGAGCAGCTGAAGAAGCTCGGCGTGAAGTTCGAACCGTTCCCCGAGCTGCCGCCCGGTGTGCCCGATCCCTACGCCGCCACACCTCGGCTGGCGCAGAAAGACTTCCTGCAGAACAAGCATATGTACTACTTCCCGTCCGAGCAGGGTTTCGGCACCGAGGCCAGCGGACAGGCCGCCATCAATCTTCTGGAGCAACCCATGCTCGCCGGCAGCGGCGTCAAGATCGCCGGCAAGGAAGTCCCGTTCAACGACCTGTTCCGCATCGTTCACGATGTCTTCGGGCACCACAAGGAAGGCGTCGGCTTCCGCGCAGCCGGCGAGGAGAATGCGTGGCGCTCGCACGCGCGCATGTACTCACCCGAGGCACTGCCGGCGATGACGGCGGAAACGCGCGGGCAGAACTCCTGGGTGAACTACGGGCCGTTCGCCGAGCAGAACAAGGGCGCGAGCGGCGCAGCAACAATCTACGCGCCGCAGAAGATCGGAATGTTGCCGGACTGGGTGGTGCAGTCGGGCCGCATGACGCCGCTCGGCATTGCCGGCGGTGGCGTCACGCTCGGCGCGCTCGGGGATCGCTATGGCGAATGACAACGTCTTCCTGCGCAACCTGGGCGGTCGTGTTCCCGATTGGTTGAACGATGCGCAGTACATGTTGCCGCAGCAGGAAGCTGAGTTTCCTGCTGCGCTTGTTGCTGATCCATTCGAGCGAGCGGCTTATGCAATGCGACGCAGTGCATCCGGCAGTCGCGAGGAAGGGCCGGGGACAGCGTTTATCGAAGAGACTTTCGGTCTGCCGAAGACGCCGCTGGAAGCCGGCATGCGGGTGGCGTTTGGTCCCTTCGGCAAGGCCGGGGCGAAGCTCGGCGCACTCACGCTCGGCGGCCTGCTGCAGAGCACTGGAACCGAGGCCGGTCCTGTCGGCGCAGTTCGCAAGGGCGTGAAGACACTCACTGATCTCGGCCGCGATGTCGTCGGCATCGGGCACAACAATCCACCCGGCAGTCAGGCATGGCGCGATGCGCCCAATCCGAATGCGCAGTTCCCGCAATACACAACGGAATATCCGCCGGTCGGCCCGCCGGAAATGGTGATCTTCAAAGACACCGGAAAGGAAGGACCGTCGAAGCTGCTCACGCCCGAGGCCAAAGTGTTTGAAAAGGCACGCCAGAAAATAATGACCAACATGAACAAGAAGGGTTTCGATCCGTACTTTGATCCTGAAGCCCGCACCCTGGTAGACCAAAGCAACTATCCCGCACGCGCCACCGATACCTCGATGCTTGCGCCGGCAAGGCAAGAGGCGGCGCAGAAATACTGGGACGTGACCGGCGGTTCGCCGGCAACGCGCGAGCGGCTGCAGCAGGCTATCGCCAGCGGTGAGAACCTCGGTGACAGCAAGAACTGGTACTACATGGCGCAGCTGGAGCAGGAATACATCAAGGAGCTTGGACCCCAGGCCGGTCGCGCCGCGTTCTTGGATGAGTTCGCCAGACCAATGGCGGCGACAACATCAGGACAGCGACCGGGGCCAAACCTGATGACGGCGCATTATCTCGAATTTCTGCGCAAGCAGGGTCTGTCGCCCCCAGCGGAAGCACATCAACTGCCAACGCCAATCGGCGGTCGTTACGCTGCGACCAATCTTTCAGACTACAGTGCAATGCGAGCGCGACAGGCTGCGGGCGAAGCGCCATTCGGTCCTGATCAACCCAAGATGCTCGATTTCGAACGCTCGATGATCGGAGATCTCAGCCGCCCGGTGATGGATGAGCAGATGGCGGAAGGAATGATGGCAGGATCGCCGAAGAAGATCATCGAGGGTGCGCGCAAGACTGCATATGGAATGTTGCAGAAGCCGGTGATGGACGAGGCAGCTGCGCGCGGTGTGCTGCCAGGACAAATTCAGGATATCGCATGGGCCGGCTTCAAGGGTGAAGAAGGCAAGTCGATGATCCAGATCGTCAACGAAGCAATCGAGCGCACCCACCGGCTGACCGGCATGGCGCGCTCGGAGATCGTGCGGCGTGCGCTGGTGCGCAAGGAAATCCCGCTCTACGTGGCGACTGGATTGCTGGGCAAGGAGAGCCTGCGCAATCTGCAACAGCCTACGGGCGAGTAGCGCCCCAGCAGTCGTCCAGGCCTTCCCAGATCGGGCCTGCCATCTCGTACTGATAACGCAAGCCGTTCAGCACGCGATTGATGAACTCGATCTCGGCATCGCTGGTCGAGACATCCCACTTCCGCTTCACCAGCGGAGCGATGATCGCTTCGAGTTGTTCTTCGGTCATACGGCAAATCTACCATACAGGAAACCTGAACCGCAAGGAGGCCAGGATGGCCGACGAGGTCAAGCTACGCACACTGCCGCTGCAGCCACTGCCGCCGGACGAGGCGTTCACGCCCGGTCGTGATCCCGGTGACGATGCGCATCCGCCAGAGGACGATTTCTGGCAGAACATCATGTACGAGGACAATCGCTACAAGGTCGATCACTACCGCGCCGCCGCGCAGCTGATGGCCAATGAACTGGATTGCGCCGTGCTGCTGCACTTCTATGCGCTGCCGGGTTTTCAGCACAACAATTCAACCATGATGGCCGCATTCATTCCGGCCGACGAAGGTGCGGTCAGCGCGCCGACGCCGCCCGCATCCCGCAGCTACAAGGGTGACTGACTTTGGCCTATCGTAGAAAACGCAGAAGGCGGGCGCGTAATCTCGACAACGCGCCCGACGTTGCGCGCGCCACTGCGAGTGACGATACCACTGACGGCACGCAGGACGGCGACACCAGTGTGCCGGCGGGGCAGAGCGATCTGCCGCCGCAAGGTGCCGACACCGAAGACCTCGCCGAGGTTCACAAGGAAGCCGTCAAACGCTACGAGCAATCATGGGAGAGAGAACGAGATAATCAGGAGAAGGCCTACGACGATCTCAGATTTCTCTGTGAGGAGGAGGCGCAGTGGGACGGTAAGGCGCTGCAGGATCGGCGCGATCAACAGCGACCCATTCTCACCGTCAACAAAATCCCTCAGTTCATCCGACAGGTCACGGGTGACATCCGGCAGCTGCGGCCATCGATCCATGTTGTGCCGGTCGATGAGAAGGCAAACGATAGTCTCGCTGTCGATGTGCTGCCGGAAATGGTGCGCTACATCGAGCGCCGCAGCGATGCCAAGGGCGCGTATTTCAGCGCCGCCGATCAGATGGTCAGCGCCGGCATCGGGCATTGCCGTGTGTTCACAGAATATGCCGCCGGCTCCACGCTCAATCAGGAGATAGCGATCGGCCTGATACAGGACGGCGTCGCCGTGCTGTGGGATTGCGACAGCATCCATCTGACGCGCAAGGATGCAAATTATTGCTTCGTGCCGATCGATATGAACCGGCACGCCGCCGAATTGCGCTGGCCGAATAAGTCATTCGATGCGCCGATGCTGCATGAATGCTGGCAGGGTTGGTACACCGACGATTTCGTTCGCGTCACCGAGTACTGGCGCAAGACGCCGGTCGAGAAGGAAATCGCGGTCTATCCCGATGGTAAGATCGTTGACCTATCCGACGACACCTACGAGTACGGCCAGGAGGACGACCTCGGCTACGACGGCGACGTGCCCTACAACGACATGGGCGATTATGGTCCCGATCAAGCGGACAAGCCTGACAAGGAAGACGCTAATTACCGGATGGCGGAAGGTGACCGCGCTTGCGCCAATTGCACGATGTTCCAGGGACCGAGCCATTGCACCGCGATCCAAGACCCGGTGCGGGCCAACATGCTGTGCGATTATTTCGAGCCGCTCAATCTGCTCGCCGGCTTTGGCAACAACATCATTCCGTTTCCAGCACGCCCGCCGCTCGGTCCCAACATGGGACCAAAGCGCGCCGATGCTATTGCCGGCAATGCACGCATCGAGAAGCGCGACAGCTATCAGGTCGAACGCTTCGTCATGTCGGCGACCGAAATGCTCGAGGAGCCGGACATCTGGCCGGGGATGGAAATCCCGATCATTCCGTTTCTCGGCGAGGAAATCAAAATCGGTCGTCAGGTCGTGCGCCGCGGAGTTGTGCGTTCGCTCAAGGATGTGCAACGGCTCTACAACTATGCAATCAGCGCCGACGCTGAAGCTGTCGCGCTGCAGCCCAAAAGCCCATTCAAAGGAACCAGAAAGAACTTCGACAATTCCAGGGATCAATGGGAGTCGGCCAACAGCAGAAATTGGCCGTATCTGGAGTATGACCCAGATCCATTAAACGGCGGTCGTCCACCCGAGCGCGAGCCGCCGCCGGTCGCATCGAGTGGCATCAAGGAATTGCTCGGTGTCGCCAGCACAGACATGAGTGCGGTCACCGGCATCTATCCATCATCGCTCGGTGCGCCGGCACAGGAAACCTCGGGCCGCGCCATCGTCGCGCGTCAACGTGAAGGCGACACCGGCACGTTCGTGTATGTCGAGAGTTTCGGTCGAGCCATCGAGCGCATTGGGCAGATCATTGTCGATCTGATCCCTCATGTCTACGACACCGAGCGCACGCTGCGCGTTGTCGGCGACGACGGCCGGATGTCGCAAGTGATGATCAACAAGTCCGAGATCGATCCGAACGGCGACGGCATCGCGACCCGACTGCTCAATGACGTGACCATCGGTTCCTATCAGGTGTCGGTCGAGATGGGACCGAGCTATTCAACGAAACGAGAGGAAGCGCGCGACGGCATGCAAACGCTGATGCAGGCGCTCGGCCCGCAGTCCGCGCCGCTGCTGGCTGATCTGTTCGTGCAGGGGCAAGACTTTCCGCTCGCCGATCGCATTGCGGAGCGCATGCAGCTGCTGCTGCCGCCCCAGGTCGCCGCCAAGGAAGCGGAGAGGTCCGGTCAGCCGCCGGCACCGCCACAGCCGCCGCCGCCGCCGACACCGGAGCAGCAAATCCAGGCCGAGGAACTGAAGATCAAGCAGGGCGAGCTAACGCTCAAGCAACAGGAAATCCAGAGTAAGGCTCTCCTGGCGCAATCGCAGCAGCAACTTGATCAGAAGAAGATCGAGCTTGAACTGGTCAAGGTCAATGCCGAGCTTGAGAAGGCGCGCATGGCTGCGCAGAGCAGCGTCATCACACATGCCGCCAAGTTCCATCAGAGTGGCCTGGATATGGCCAACGCCGATGCGCAGCGCGCGCATGAGGTCAACGTCGCGACCATCGACGGGGCCTCCAGCATGGGCACGGCATTGGCGTCTGCAGTGCCGTCCGATGAGCAGCAGCAGAAGCAGATCGAGGCGCTGATCGAGGCTGTCAGTCAGCTGCAGAAGGCCGTCGGGCAGATCGCCGAGATGAACAGTAGCGGTGGGGTGCCCCAGCCGCCCGGACCTCCTCCTCCGGGGCCGCCGCCGGGGCCAACGCCGCCGCCGCCGCCAGGGCTGGATGAGTTCATAGAACCGCCCCCTGGCGGCCCGCCACCCAGCGAGCCGCCGCCTGGAGCGCCTCCGCAAGGGCAGGGAGGGCCGTTTGGCTAATCAAGAACAACAAGCCTTCCTGCAGCAGCTGGAAGACGACTACGAGGAACCCGGCCCGATGCTCTTCTTCGTGGCCGGCGGTGGCTTGACGGTGTCCGTTGCGCGCGCGGCGGGTCAGGGCGATCCGGTCAATGCTGGACCGATCAACTTCACTGTGACGTTCAGCGCGCCCGCGACCGGCTTCACGAATACTGACGTGACCTTCAGCGGTAGCACCGTGGGCGGCACGCTTGCCGCAGCTGTCACCGGCACCGGGCCGTCATACAACGTCGCCGTGACTGGCATGACCGGCAGCGGCTTGGTGCAAGTCAGCATCCCCGCAGCAGCGGCGACCAACGCAACAGGCACTCCGTTTCCGGCGTCCAATTCAATCACCGTGATGTTCGACACCACGCAGCCGAGCGTGACGATCAATAAGGCCGCCACCCAGGACGACCCAACCAGTATGCCGACGATCATGTTCACGGCGGTCTTTAGTGAAGCAGTCATCGGCTTTACAGCCGCCGACGTAAGCACCGCAGGCAGCACAGCGACAGGAACGCTCGCAGTCTCCCTCATGGGTTCAGGTCCAACCTACAGCGTCATCGTGACCGGAGCGACGGGGAGCGGCAATGTCGTGGCCAGTATCCCCGCAGGTGCGGTAACCGATGCTGCGGGCAACACCAGCTTGGCGTCCACAAGCACAGACAACGTCGTAGCTTTCAATACCAGCATCATCTCTGACTATCCCGATCAGACAAACACGGGCTTTATTCCCGGTTCGACACTGACGCCCTCTGGTAGCGTCAATACATCGGCTGATGGTCAACTGATCCAGAACCTAGACATCTCGGGGGGAATGAGCATCGATCATAACAATGTCACAGTGCGTAACTGCCGGATACGAGGCACTACTGGCGCACACCTCATTTGGGTTCATGACACGGTTACTGGAACCACCCAATTCATCGACTGCACTGTTGATGGACTGAATAACACACCTAATACGTTTTTCCTTGGCAGCAATGGTCCCGTTACAATTCTTCGCTGCAACATCTTTGGCTCTGAGAATGGCGTTAACATTGGCCAGAATAACGTCACGGTCAAAGACAGTTACGTTCACAATCTCCAGACTACCGGCTCCGATCCACACTACGACGTGATAGAAATTAATTCAGGGTGTGACAATCTTCTGATAGATCACTGTACTCTGGTCTTGGACAACCAAACGGCAACTGCCTGCGTAAATTACAATAACTTTTTTGGAACCCCATCCCCAAGCAACAGCCTTATCATTCAGAATAGCAAGATTATTGATGGCGGCGCCTTTCCCATTCTTGCGGATGGACGGTTCCAAGCAACTCCACTGAGTAATATCACAGTTCAAAATAACCTTATTCGAAAAGCCACGTCGACAGGTTTTTTCTATTTCTTCCCCAACGTCAGAAATCTGACGTGGACAAATAATACTGACATCGACACCAGCACCTTGATACCCAACCCTGGCACTGACTTTGACAACAGCGGCAACCCATTTAGCAATTCGTTTGCAGCCCTCGACGGTCGCCAGAATGCGCCAATCGCCGCGCCGCAGTATCCGACGCTGCTTGCTGGCTATGCAACGCGCCCGCCGTGGCAAGTCGCTGGCGTGGACTACGCCGTTGGCTATCCGAGTGGAACCGTACTCAAGAACCCAAACACGATTGCTCTGGCTGGAACGTCGATCAATACCACCACCCACGAGGTGTTTATCAGCGGCGCTGGCGTGACGCTCGATGCCTATGATTTTTCTCTCAACAACGGTTGGGGAATTGTCGTCGATGCCGCCAACTTCACCGTCACAAACTCCAAATTCATAGTCGGCTCCAACAACCTCGTACCCATCGACGGTACTGACAACGGCACAAACATCCGCGTCGCCTACTGCATCATCGACGGCCAAGATCACAACCCTGGAACCGGCGCGCTGATCAACTCCGACGCTGGCAACCTAACCGTCGAGTACTGTCAGATCGAGAACTCAGGCGGCGACATCATTCAGTACTCGCCACTCAACGGCACTCTGCTACTACGCTGGAGCATTCTGGGCGATGCCGGAATGGCCGCTGGCGCACACGGCGACTACATTCAGAGTGTCTCCGACACCGGCTCGATAACCTTCACAACTAAATTCTGTCTCGGCCTCCAGAACAGGGTCGTCGTCGCCACGCAGGGCTTTATGGCCGAGCCCAGCGGCATCAGCATCGCAGGCGTCGAGCTTGGCAATTGCACCCTCATTGCCCGCCCCGTAGGCGCGGCGGAAACCCTGACGTTCTGGATTGGCATCACCTGTCCCGATCTCACAGGCGCAGCAACAATTCACGACAACTACATGGACCTGACAGGCGCATTCGGGCTTTCGCCGGGAAGCATCCGGGGCGGTCCAGACGACGCCTTCCCGCTGACGACCTACACTGGCAACATCAATATGGTCACCGGCCTATCGACGGGTCTGAACGACACCGGCCCGCCTCCTCCAGTCACGGCTACCGACAACTTCAACCGTGCCAACGGAGCACTCGGCGCAAACTGGAGCACTGACCGCGATCCAATCACCATCGTCAGTAATCAAGCCAAATCCTCAACGAGCGCCAACTCTGTCGCCATTCGCACCGCCGAGACTTTCGCCGCCAACCAATACTCTCAGGTTGTTTGGCAGGGCGGCCTCAACAACGGTGGCGGACCCCTAGTGCGTCACAACGGCTCTAACCCTGGCAGCTATTACCTCGCCTTCCTCAACGCCGGCACCGAGGCACTCAACATCTACAGCGTCACCGCAGGCAGCTACTCCAGCATCGGCCTCGCCGGATCGGTCACAATTGCTAACGGTGATGTGCTGCGCCTCGAAGCGAGTGGCACCACGATAAGAGCCCTTCTCAATGGTGTGGAGAAGCTGTCAGTGACCAACACAGACCGCGCGACCGGACGCCCCGGCTTCGAAATCTTCAACACCACCGTCGCCATAGACGACTGGGGAGGCGGCGAACTCTAGCGCCGTCGATAGACACCGACATTCCAGCCGCCTTCGGGCGGCTTTTTAGTTTCGAACGAGCCAGCCGATACCCGGCCAGCAGTTCGATTGCCTGCCGCCCTACTGGGCGGTTTTTTTATGAGGAACGAACGACAATGGTTGACGAAACTGATCCGAACGCCGCGCCAGCCGGAAACGAGCCAGCAGGCAATCAGACAGCGGAAGTCCCGGTCGAGCCGTCACCGCCGGCAACAGAAGCCGATGGTGACCAGCAAACAGAGACTGAAGCCCCAACCGAGTTAGACCTCGGCGATGGAGTTATCGAAGACGAGCAAGCTGACGAAGATGGTGGCGACGAAGAGCAAGAAGAAAGCGACAAGAGCCGCCTGCAACGGTATCGCGAAAGACAAGCCCAGCTGAGAGCCGAGAACGAGGCACTGCGTGCGCGCGTAGAGCAAAGCACAGGCACGCCATCGGATGCGGCACAACTGCAACGCCAGTTCGATTACGAGGTGTGGCAGGAAATCGGCAATCCACCGGATGAAAACGATCCGCGATACCAGGGCAACTACGTCAAGCTGGAACGCGACAGGCAAGTCTGGGAGTTCAGCCGCGTACAGGTCGAGCGCGAAGTCCGCAAAAGCATGATCGAGCGCATCAAGCATGCGCAAGAGAGTGTTCGAACACAAGTTGCGGCTCACAAAGAGCGCGCGGCCAAGCTGGCAACCCAAGTCAAAGACTACAACGAGGTCATGGCAAAGTCGAAAATGCAAGTCTCGGAGCATGTCGAACGCCTGTTGCTGGCAAGCAAGAAATCCGAACGTCTCGGATACGTGCTCGCCAAAAACGAAAACAAGCTCGCACAACTCAATCGCATGTCAGTCGAGGAAGCCGCCCGTGAGATCGGGCGACTTGAGGGCCGTTTGTCTCTGCCGCCATCCGCCAGAACACAAACCAAGGCCCGCAAGCCCATCACGCCTCTGAAAGGTACCGGCGCAGCGCCGGCATCTGGATTGGGTGCCGTCAATGCTTGGCTAAAAAAAGAATACGGCGACCGCGCGTGATTGGCAGGGCCGCATAGGAGCGGCACATGCCGAATACCGTTCTCAACCCGACTATCATCGCCCAGACGGCGGTGCGCATTCTCGAAAACGAATTGGTGATGGGCCGCAGGGTCTATCGCGGGTTCGAAGATGAGTTCGACAAGAAGATCAACGGATACGAGGTGGGTGACACCATCTCCATCCGCAAGCCGCAGAACTTCTCGGTGCGCAGCGGCGCTGTTGCCGTCATCCAAGATGTCACCGAGGGTAAGCTGACGCTCTCTGTTAATCTGCAGAAGGGCGTCGATTTCAAGTTCAGCGGCGCTGAGTTAACGCTCAAGATCGATCAGCTGGCCGATCGGGTGATCAAGCCCGCGATGGTGCGGCTGGCCAATCAGGTCGATACTGATCTGATGAACCTGTTCGTCGGCATCCCCAACTGGGTGGGTCAGCCGGCGACGGGTGCAGATGCTCCAATCTCTACGTTCCAGCAGTTCGCCAGGGCGGCAGAGAGACTGGATCAGATGGCATGTCCGCAAGACATGCGGTCTGCGGTGCTCGCCCCTGACAGCTACTGGGCGCTGGCCGGCGGCTCGCTCACGCAGTTCGTGCCGCAAGTCAACGCGCAGTCCTACCGGCAAGGCGAGATCGGTAAGATCGGCGGTGTCGATACCTACATGTCGCAAAACGTGCCGACGTTCGTTGGACCCGGCAACCTCGACAGTGCTGCCACCGTCACGGGTGCGCAGAGCACGACCTACGCTGCCGTGATGAATACGGAAGCAACACCCGGCACGATGCAGCTTGTTGTGGGCGGCATCTCTCCCGCCACCAGTGTGGTGAAGGCCGGCACGGTGTTCACCATCGGTACGGCGGGCACTGCGGTCAGGGCCGTCAACCCGGTCACCAAGGCCGTGTTGCCGTTCCAGCAGATGTTCACTGTCGTGTCGGACAGTGCGGCAGCGGTTGCTGGTGCGGTCACGTTGACCATCACACCTCCGATCATTCCGATTGGTGGGGCGGATGGCCCGCAGTGGGGCACTGTTGATCAGGCGGCTGGTGCCGGCGCAACCATACAGATCGTCGGCGACGCCAGCGGTTCCTATCGCCAGAACCTGATGTTCCATCGCGATGCATTCGCGCTGGTGATGGTGCCGATGATCAAACCACCCGGCGCTGTTGATGTTTCGCGTGAGACATACAAGGGGACGAGCGTTCGCCTCATCCCGTACTACGACGGCACCAACGACGTGTCGAACTACAGGCTCGACATCCTCTACGGCATCAAGGTGGTCGACAACAGGCTCGCTGTCAGAATGTCGGGCGGCTCTGCCACGCTCGGCAACCCGGCGCAGTAGTACCCGGTGACCCGCCTCTTCGGAGGCGGGCCACCTCTTACCAAACAAGGAGTAATTCAATGACGAAGAAGCCGGCAAAGAAGCAGCGCAAAGGCGCAACGACGAAGGAGGCGACAGAGGGTGTGATCCTGGGAACAACATCAATCCCGGTGCAATGCTCTGTCGATGTCTCCGAAGCTGTTGGGTTCAACGAGGTCGTTATTGAGTGGGCCTGCCTCGGCCTGAGTGAGGAACCCGATAGCGTCCACGAGGTTTCGGGCAACTCCTTCATGCTCGATAAAAAGCGTGCTCCGCGCACTGACGAAGAAGGCCTGCATGTCTTCTTTGATCCGCCACTCAACGGCGGCAGATACGGTTTCCAGTTCGTGTTCACCTACAACGAAGCCTCCGAGGCGCGTTCGTCGGCCACACCAACAGACGAAGAGCGCGCGAAAGAAGAA